CCAAGCTGCCTGCAGCGCAAGAAGCCATCAAGGGCGAGCTGCTGCGACGAATCAAGGAGGCGGTGTGAGTTTCGAGGGAGACATTGCAGCGACTCTGCGCACCGTATGCCCTCGGGTGTTCCCGGACGTAGCGCCGGCAGGCACGCAGCGGCCCTATGCGACGTATCAGCTCTATGGCGGGTATGTCATCAACCCGGTCGGCAACGAGCCCCCAGGCAAGCGCAGCGCCTTCGTGCAGGTCAACGTTTGGTCGGCGACCCGTCTGGAAGCTAACAATCTAAGCAGGCAGATCGAGGATGCCATGAGGACGACAGCGCTATTCCAGGCCAAGCCGGACTCGGCTCTGCGCTCGACCTACGAGGAAGACGGCCCTGTGTACGGGGCTATGCAGGACTACGCCTGCTGGTACTGACGCTTAAATGTATAGAGAAATGGGCGCTGCAGAGGTAAAATGGACGAGGCCGCAAAGTGCGCTAACACAGTGCGGCCTCTAACCAAACCATCGTTTTATAGGGAAACGACAGCATGGCTAATTGCGAATTCTACACCTACGTCCATCGTCGGGCTGATACTGGCGAAGTCTTCTATGTCGGCAAAGGCAAGAGGGATCGGGCTTACGTCAAGCGGCACAGAAACAACCTCTGGCATCGGATAGTCGACAAATGCGGATTGGTGGTTGAAATCGTGCGCTACTTCGATGTGGAGGCGGACGCTTTCCAGCACGAGCGCGAGTTGATCGCCCATTATCGGCAGTCCAGCGCGTTGCTGGCGAACTTTACGGATGGAGGCGATGGCGCCTCTGGGGCCAAGAGAAGCGAAGAGACGCGGCGGAAGATGTCGGAGGCAGGGAAGGGCAAGCACAACTGGACTCCATCAGCAGAGATCCGGTTGAAGATGTCCTTGTCGCACATGGGGAAGAAGCAGAGCCCCGAGGCAATCGCCAAGTCGGCGGCGTTTCATCGTGGCAGAAAGCGCAGCGATGAAACAAGAGCGAACATAGCTAAGGCCCTGGAGGGGAAATACCTTGGCCCGTGGCCTGAATCGAGACTGGTCGGGCTTGGGTGGGGAGGCAAAAAGCATTCCGAAGAATCCAAGCGAAAGATGTCAGAAGCACACAAAGGCAGACCGAAGGGACCGCAATCGCCTGAGCATATTGCTAAGAGGATCGCAGCAATGAAAGAAACGCTGGCCAAGAAACGAGAGGCCGCCAAAATGGCCGCATCAGACCAGTAGCAAGACCCTATTACTGAATAAACGGAGCCGGCCTAGAGCCGGCTTTGTTTTGCCCGCAAGGGCTTTACCCAGAACCCGCCCAGAGCAATCTCGGCGGGTTTTTTTACGCCCGTTGCGGGCTGAAACTTAGGAGAAAGATTGTGGCATATTCGTTCGCTGAGGGGACCAAGTTCTTTTTGGGCACCACTTTTGGCACCGCTACCGCGGTGACCGCCATCAGTAACGCTGATCCCGCCAAGGCTACTGCGGCGGGCCACACGCTCATCAATGGTGATGAGATCCTGCTCAACTCTGGCTGGGAAGATGCAGGCGACACTATCTGGAAGGCCGCCAGTGTCGCCGCAGGCACGTTCGACGTGGCCGGATTCGACTCGTCCAACACGACGTTCTATCCCCCGGGGACCGGTGTCGGCACGGTGCAGAAAGTCACCGCTTGGCAGGAAATCGGCCAGATCCTTACCGTTTCGTCGACTGGCGGCGATCCCCGCTTCGTGACGATCTCGCCCCTGGCACGTCGTAATGACATTCAGGTGCCGGTCGGCTTCAACGCCCAGACCATCACGCTGAGCATCGGCTATGACCCGACCCTACCGGGCTACCAGGCGCTGCTCAAGGCATCCCGCACGCTCGAGCGCCGCGGCTTCAAGTTCGTCATGTCTGGCGGCCAGACCGGCTACGGGTACGGCTACGTCGCCGTGTCGGAAATGCCCGCTTTCAACCGTGACCAGCCGAACACCGTGCAGGCGTCTATCGCTCTGCTGGGCAAGTTCGTCGGCTACGCATCCTAACCGTTTGCCAAGGCCCGCTTCGGCGGGTCTTTTTACGCCGCCCGGTTGATCGCGGGCCGGCCTTTTTCTCTACTTACAGGATAAGAACACAATGGCAAAAATCAAATTGGGTCAGCGCCCGGCAAACTTCCGCCACATCGTCACGTTTCCGATGCTAGACGGTTCGAAAGGAAGTATTGAAATGGTGTACCGCTACCGGACAAGGAAAGAGTTCGGGCAGTTCGTCGACGAAATCTTCGCTGCGGCCAAGGAAGATCGGCCCGAGGATGGTCAATTCAGCATGGCTGAGTTGATGGAGAAGACGGCAGGCTCCAACGCCGCCTACATCATGCAGGCCGCTGAAGGTTGGAACCTGGACGAGGACTTCACGCTGGACAACGTGCAGCAGCTGGCCGATGAGCTTCCTGCAGCGGCCACGGCCATTATGGAATCCTATAGGGGTGCGGTGCTCGAGGGGAAATTGGGAAACTGACGGCCCTGGCCCGCGCCATGTACGCCAGGGAGGGACAGGACAGGCCGAAAATCGTCGGCTTCGACCTGTTCACCCTTGCAAAAGAGCAGGAGGTGGAGGTCTGGCCGGAGAATCAGCCGGCCTTTCACCTGTTCTGCGACATGCAGACCCAATGGCGTGTGGGCATGAATGGCTACACGGGGCTGGATTACGGCGTGTTGTTCCGGTTCCTGGACCGCATGAAATTATCAGACCAAGAGTACGACTGGCTGTTGGACGATGTGCGGCACATGGAGCGCGAGGCCTTGGCGGCAATTCATGAGAAGCAGGATTGATGCGGTATCCTCCGGTAACTACCCACCGGAGGAGATATGTCTATTGCTGACGAACTGAAGAAGCTGGTCGAGTTGCGGAATTCTGGCGTGCTTAGCGAGGCCGAGTTCCAGCAGCAGAAAGCCAGGGTGCTAAGCCAGGAAAGCGCAGCTTCAACGTCCGCGCCGAACTCAGAACCACAGAAGCAGGGGAGGTCAGTTTTGGGGCCTATCTTGCTTGTGGCGCTCTTGATCTTTGGTGCGCTGATTGTTATCGGGGCGCTCAGCGATGACGAGGGTGCTCCAGCGCAAGCGGCATTGTCAGACGGTGGTGTCGAGGGCCGGCTATCGGTCGACTCAGGTACTGAGTACGTGTTCTACCGGCGCCCTTCGTCTATCGGAGGTGCGTGCGCAGGTTGGAACGAGGTATCTGTCCAGAGGGCGGGTAGCGCGGCCGGTGGGATGTCAAATCTCATGTGCTGGAAGATCGTCGGAGGGGAGCTGCATACGCAGACACAGGCGGGAGGACAGCCAGTCATAGCGCCTCTTAGCTCTATACGGTAGGAACCTGATCCCGCTTAGGCGGGTTTTGTTTTTCTGGGCTCGCTTCGGCGGGCCCTTTTCATTGGTGCGGCGAATGGCGATCGACGATAACGGCGTAAACGTAAAGGTCACTGCTGAGAACAACACTCAGCAGGGCTTCGAGCAGGTGAAGCAGGGCGCTCGGAACATGGCCCAGTCTGTCGCCGCCGAAGCCGGAAAGGCCAGCAAGGCCGTCGACAATATCGGCAGTGGCGGCGCTGCGTCGTCCAAGAAGGTCGAGAGCGCCACCCGCAGCATGATCCAATCCATTCAGCGGACTACTGCTGCGATGGAGGCCGGGAGCCGCAGCAGCTCGCAGTATTACGAATCGCTGGCCGGACAACGCGGCGTTGACGTAAACGTTCTGCGGCCTTACTTGGCGCAACTGGAGGCCATAGAGCAGAAGCAGAAGCAGGCCTCCAGTGCGATGACGGCCGGCGCTGCGACCATGGGCAAGGTGGGGATTTCAGCAGCCCAGACGGCTGCCGCAATGCGTCAAGTGCCCGCGCAGATGACCGATATTGTCGTGTCGTTACAAGCTGGGCAGGCCCCGATGACGGTGTTGCTGCAGCAGGGCGGGCAGTTGAAGGATGCCTTTGGAGGTATCGCGCCCGCCGCTCGTGCGCTCGGCTCGTCTGTACTTGCCTTGGTCAACCCCTTCACGCTTGCTGCTGCGGCTGCTGGGGCACTGTATCTGGCTTACAGGTCGGGAGCTTCTGAATCTGAAGAGTTTGCGCGGACTCTCATCATGACCGGAAATGCCATTGGCCTCACGTCTGGGCAGATGCAGGACATGGCCAAGCGGGTTGATAGCGTTACGGGGACGCAAAGAGGAGCGTCAGCGGCCCTTAATGAGTTCGCTAGGGCAAGCAGGATCGGGGCGGACAACCTGGAAGATTTCGCCGCAGCCGCCGTTCGGTGGGAGAGCGCGACCGGCGCTGCGGTGTCGGATACGGTCAAGCAGTTCGAGGAGCTTGGCAAAGCGCCTCTTGAAGCGTCGCTCAAGCTGAACGAATCGATGAACTACCTGACGGCCTCTGTTTACGAGCAGATCAAGGCATTGCAGGAACAAGGACGGCAGACCGAGGCCGCAGCCCTTGCGCAACGGGCATTTGCGGATGCCATCGACGAGCGTGCTCCCCAGATTCTCGAGCAGACCGGCGCGATTGAGCGCGGCTGGAGGGCCGTCAAGAATGCTGTCGCGGAGGCGCTGGATGCTATCCGTGGAGTCGGACGAGTTCAAACGATGGACGTCCAGATATCCGATTCAAACAGCCAGCTCGCCGCGCTGGAGCAGCAGCGTGCGGAGCAGGCTGCCAGGGGAAGGCCGACTGCAAAGCTGGACGATCTCATTGCTGCTGCGGCACGACGCAGGGACGCCCTGCTGCAAGAGTCTGTCGCGCTCGGACAAGCAACTGAGGCGGAGCGGGTGCGGAATGAGGAATTGGCCCGTTCGAGGACAATTGGCGACTACCTCTCTAACCCGTCGCGCATGTCCCGGGCTGAACAGATGCAAAGGGACATTGCGGCCGAGCAAAGCGCATACAACAAGGCGGTCGCAAACGCCCAAGGCAACGCCGAGAAGATTCAGCAGATCGAGCAGGCGCACCAGGTGGCGATGCAAGACATCCGCGACCGGTACGCCGAGAAGTCGACGGGCGGGCGTGGCGGCAAGTCCGAAGCGCAGCGCGAACTCGAGCGCCAGCAGAGAGCCGAACTCAAGGCCATCGAGGACTTCGAGAAGGAGCGCACCAAGCTCATCGACAGCCACCGCAACGAGATCGCTGCCATCGACGAGAAGGCCCGGGCGATGGAGGACGAGAACCGCCTCTATGGCATGAGCAAGACGGCCATTGACGAGCTGCACATCTCGCGCCTGGAGGAGCAGGCCGCGATGCTGGCCGGCTTCTCTGGCTCCGAGCAGCAGGTTGCGCTTATCAATAAGGAAATCGAAGCACGTAAGCGCCTGCTCACGGCGACGAGCGAGCGTGAGGTGCTGGATGCCAACAAGAAGGCGGCAGACGAGGCTGTGCGACAGCAGGAGCGTGCTGCGGAGGAATCCCTGCGCGAGTGGGAGCGCATCACCGACCAGATCGGCCAGTCGCTGACGGACGCCCTGATGGATGGCGGGCGCTCGGCCAAGCGGTTCCTCGAGGACATGTTTCGCACGATGGTGCTGCGTCCGATGCTGCAGCCTGCCGTGAATGGCGTAACCGGTGCAATCGGCAGCGCCCTGGGGATCGACGGCGCACCGAATAGCGGCCTGTCGAGCGGTGGCGGCATCCTGGGTGCGGCAAGCAACATCAAGACGCTGTACACCGGCATTACGGGCGGGCTGACGGCATCCATTGCGAGCGGCGTATCGACTATCGGCAGCGCCATCGGATCGTCTGCGGTGTCGAGCTTCGCGGCTGGCATGCAGGGCAACACGCTTGCAGCTGGGCTCATGGGGCCGACGACAGCCGGTGCCGGTGGGGCGATGGGTGCGGGCGCCATGTTCGCGTCTGCGATGCCCTGGCTGGCGGGCGGGCTCGCACTCTACAGCCTGCTTGGCGACAAGTTCAAGGGCGAAACGCGCTTTGGCGGCTCGTACTACGTGGGCGACATGGCAGAGGGGGCCAAGTCCTATCTGAGCGAGCGCCCCACGGCAACGCGAGCAGTGTACGAGGGCGGACCGAACGGTGGAGATCCTGCGGCAGACCAGGCCAAGCAGCTGATGGTGTCCACCTATGCCTCGTTCAACGACGCAGCGAAGATGCTGGGCGGCGTGGTCGAGGACCTGGCCCTGTTCGGCTCCTGGGAAGTCAGCCCGGAGAAGGGCAATAGCTTCGTGCGGACCATCGTGGCTGGCGCAGAAGGCGACCTGTACAACCAGAAGCTGGATCTCAAGGGGGTCAAGGACAACGACCAGGTATTCGCCGCATTCCAGGCGGAGTTGCCCAAGCTGATTATTGCGGCCCTGCAACAGGTGGACCTGGACGACGCCTTCGACAGCTTCCTGGACCAGATCGACATTGGATCGCTGGACGAGGCCGGCGTGCAAGCCGTGCTCGCCAACTTGCAGTCAATGGTGCAGTTCCGCGATGCTCTATCGAATCTGCCCTTCGAGGAACTGGCCGGCATGTCCCTGCAGGCCGGGCTTCGAATGGCCGAGTTTGCTGGCGGGATGGAACCGCTGCTGGCGAACATGAACACCTACTTCCAGGCGTTCTACAGCCAGGAAGAGCAGCTGGCCAACCTGCGCAACAACATTACCCGGTCGCTGGGCGATATCGGCGTCACGCTGCCCGAGACGAATGCGGAGTTCCGCGCCATCGTCGAATCGCTGGACGTGACGACCGAGGCCGGGCAGAAAGCTTACGCGGTCATGATGGGGCTGTCGGGCTCCTTCAACGAGCTGACGAGCGGCATGGATCAGATGGCCCAGGCAGCCGAGCAGGCAGCAGCAGCAGCGATCAAGGCAGCGGAAGATCGGGCCAAGGCAATCGAGCAGGAGCGGGCGGGGCTGGAAGGCCAGCTTCTGCAAGTGCTCGGGGATACCACAGAA